CCAACAAAAAAGAAGATAAGAAAGAAAAACCTAAAGAAGATAAAAAAAAACTAATAGCTAAAAAGTAATGGAAAACACTATTATTGGACAATTTGTATCTGTATTAATGGCTGCTCGCACGCAAGCCCACATTTATCACTTACAAACACCATCATTTGCCGCTCACAAAGCGCTAAATGAATTCTACAATAATATTGTAAATTTAATTGATGGATTTGTTGAGTCTTATCAAGGTAAATACGGAATTATTGCTGGATATACTAATGTGGCTTTACTTGAATACCAAAGCTGTGATGGAATAAAAGCGTACTTCACTACACTTTGCGCATTTATTGAAAAAAGCCGCTTAATAGTAGCACAAGATTCTTACCTTCAAAATCAAATTGATGAAATAGTTGCCGAAATTTATTCTTTACTATATAAATTGCGCTTTTTAAAATGATAAAATTACTTAATTTAATAGAAAAAAAGATGACTCCTGGTGAGAAAAAAGAAAAGGAGAAAATTGTTAAAGGCATGAAAAAAGCCAAAGGCAAATTTAAAAAGCTTTATGGCAAAGATGCTGAATCAGTAATGTATGCTACAGCCACTAAGCGTGCCATGGATGAGGAATTAGACCCAGTAGGTAAAGAAGATGATGATATTGATAATGATGGTGATGTAGATAAATCAGATAGATACCTTCTAAATCGTCGTAAAACGATTGCTAAAAATATTAAAAAAGAAGGTGCTGATCATGAGGTTGCTATGGCTGTATCTAGTTTAGAATCAATTGCTAAAGCAATTATTGAATTAAGACAAAAGCTTGGTAATCAAGAACGTAACATCCCAGGATGGATTCAAGATCATATTGCTAAAGCTGAAAATTATATTGAACAAGCTGCTCAAGGGTTTCATGAATTAAAAGATGAAATGAATGAGAATGTAAAGATAAGAACAGAACCAGCTGGATTTAGAGGTGTTGAAAAAATTATTTCATCTAAAGATAAAGCCGCTGTTGAACAAGCAGTTGAAAAAATAGAAAAAGAATATCCAAGTGCTGGTTACGGAACACATTTAAAGAAAATGTATCAAACACCTAGTGGTGTTTGGGTAGCTGTAGTAAAACACTCTACAACATCGGATTAATGAATAAAAAGTTATTACTAGAAAAATATATTAAAGTAGCAGTACGTAAAGCACTTGCTGAACAAGAAGCAAAAGAAAAACGTGCTACTAGATCGATGTACTTAGTATATCGATTTCCTGGCTTAAAAAAATTAATGGAGGATTTAATGTCATCATCATTTGGTCGTTTTGTAGCCGATGTTGATGTTACTGCTCCAAAACCAACTACTTTTAGTGTTGAGTTAATTAACGGACAAAATTTCTCCGTTAGATATGATGGAAAAGGAAAATACACAGTTAAAATAGCTGGTAAAAAATATAATGTACAAAACTTAGGGGAATTAGAGCGTGCTCAACAGGCAGTAGCTGATGTATTAGAATTAAATTATGCTATTGAAGAAAAAGAAGGTGGTGAAAAAGAGAAAAAAGATTCTGGAGCTGAGGCATTTAGCGCCGCAGCTAATGCTCCTGCCGCTGAGACACCTGCTGAGACACCTGCTAAAACACCAGCTGAAACTCCAGCAAAAGAAGAAACTCCTCCAGCAGAGGCTTAATTATGATTAAATTACTAGATATATTGGATGAATCTATACAAGATAGTCCTGCTGAACTCTTTAATTCAATAACTAAAGAAAGAAACAAATTTAATCTAGTACCAGCTAAAGGTTTATTTTTTGGTGAACCTGGTACTGTATTTATCACTAAAAACAACAATGCTAGTCCTAAATTGATGAAAATAATCAATGATTGGATTATTGCTAATTTTCCTAATAATAAGTTAAGAGTAAATTTTGAAAAGACATTTAGAACACTTAACTTTTATGTAAAGAAATAATATGACAACTATAGATAAAATATTACTTGAATGGTCATACAGATGCCCAGATGGTATTGTTGATTTAAATAATCCTAAAAAAGCTAAAATTTTATTTGAAATATTAAATGAAATTGATTCAAAACAAGAATTAATTGATTTAATAAATACTACAGAATTATCCCCAGAACAAATAGCTAAACTAAAAAAATATGTAAGTGGCAAAGTATCCCAGTCAGATATTAATATTCAATTAGAAAAACAATTTACAGACAAAGGTTTAAAACGAGTTAGTCCATTAGTTATATATTTAGCTAATAATTTTGATGCAGAAGATAAATTATTAACCTATATGAAAGGAGATTCACAACCTTCTCTTGGTAATAGTGGTAATTTATTTACTTTATTTTCTGAATCAGGATTACCTGAAGATTTTCTTAAAAAACTAGCACAAACTACTTCTAATCAATTAGGAGCAGGAGAATTATTGTTAGTTACTATGTTAAAAGATGTTGAAAAACTCCAAAAAAAATCAGGACGCGGTGATATACGAGTAGGAGATGAAGTAATAGAATTAAAAGGTAGAGGCGCTACTATATCGGAATGGGGAGATAGAGCTCCTATAAGAATAGCATTTAGTAAAACACCAGAATACACAAAAGAAGAAATAGATGATAAAAAATTAGCAGGTGAAAGATGGTTAACAATATTAAATAATGATCTTACTTCTAATGATAAAGAAAGAATAGGAAGAGCAAAATCCGTATTACAAAAATTATATCCTGATTTTATACTTGATACATCTGATTTGGATAAACTTAAAAAAAGTATAGCAGAAGGATTTGCTAATATATATTTTAATGAAGAAAAAATAAATTCTATACTTGTTTTAGATGAATTAACAGGTAATTATCGTAAATTTAATAAAGATAATTTTAAAAAAGCATTAGGAAATGAAATAAAATATTCATTTGCTAAAGATACTGCTCCTAGAATATATTTAAGTGACGAACAATCAAAAGTTGATGAAGGTGCTAAAGTAAACTTTGAAGATGGAGTTGCTACTAACATTGAAATATCTACTAAACCTATAAAAGGTAAATAACATATAGAACAGATTCATTGCCTGTTCGCTCAAAAGAGATAAAAACTGGAGTAGTGGCCCACCCAAAAGGTAGGCCACCTTATTTGTAATATTAAAAATAAAATCGTACATTTAATCGTATGAGTAAAAAAATTGTAATTGTAGGAAGTGGCGTAGCAGGTATCAATGCCGCAACTAAATTAGTTGATAATGACTATCCTGGTAAATTAATTACTATAATTGACAAAGGTAATGATCCATACAATCGCCTACCAGAAGAAGTAATGTGTGGTTTCGCAGGAGCTGGTGCATGGAGTGATGGTAAATTAACATACCACACAGCAATTGGGGGTCAATTATCAAAATATTGTGGTGAAGAAAAAGCTATGGAATTGATGAAACAAGTAGTAGATAATTTTACTCGTTTTCACCCTAAACCAGAAGAAATATTCATGTCTGATCCACAAGAGGAACCAGAATTCATTAAACCATATTTTGGATTACGTATGTTTCCAGTATGGCATATTGGTTCGAATTTCTTGCATGAAATCGCTAAAACATGGTATGCTTATTTAGTTGATGCTGGTGTTAATTTTTATTGGAATTGTGAAGTTAAAGAAATTGATTTTAATAATAATTTAGTTAAATCCCAATTTGAAAGAGAAGTCGTTGAAGGGTTTGGTAATAACTATGATTTTAAATATGATGAATTAATATTCGCAGTAGGTAAATCAGGTATTGATTTTGCTCAAAAACTAGCTGATGAATATGATTTACCAACTGAACCTAAATCAGTCCAAATAGGCTGTAGATTTGAAAGCCCACAAAAATATTTCCAAAAATTAATCGATATTAGTTATGATTTCAAATTATATCAGAAATTTGAGAATGTTTCTTTACGATCATTCTGTACAAATAATAACGCTGCTTATGTCGCTGTAGAAGAAACATATGGTGATGTTAGTTACAATGGTCACGCTAAAAAAGGTGAGGAATTTAGAAACGATATGACCAACTTTGGTATCTTAATGGAAATTAAAGGTATTGAAGATCCATTTAAATGGTCACGTGATGTAGTACAAAAATGTCAAGATTTTATTGATAAAGATAGTGAATGGAAAGATGATGGAGACAAAGCCGGATTATATTATTCACCAAGTCGAAAACCATCTTTAACATCTGAAGGACAACCAATTAAATGTTCTGTATTATCCTCTCATACTATTATTGGAGTTCAATTAAACCAAATAATGGGAGAATATGGAAATTATATAATGAACTTTATTGATAATATGAACAAAGTATTTAACTTTGGTGATGATTGGGGAATGTATATTCCTGAAGTAAAATATTTAAGTCCTGAACCACTAGTAAATCACTATGACTTATCATTAAATCAGTTTCCAAATGTACACTTTGTTGGAGATGCTCTCTCAGCTAGAGGAATAACAGTTAGTGGTGCACAAGGAATTTATGTTGCTGAATCACTTTTAAAATAAAAAATATGACAAAAAAATTAAAAACAGAAGACGGAAGTATTATATACTATTTAGATGGTAAAATGCATAACTTTGACGGACCAGCCTATATTCCACAAGGCAATAAACGTGCCTCTGAGTATTATTTGTTTGGAATTAAATACACTAAAGAACAATGGGAAGATTTTAAAAAAGATGTTAATGGTGTTCCGTTTTACAAAACAGCAGCTGGTAAAGCATCAGGTGCTAGGGTTTAAGCAAAATAAAAGTTATATCTTTATGTTATGAAATTTGAGCGTAAGTACGAAGACGATGATACTATTGAAATATGGAAATTTGATTTAGAAAAATTTGCTAGAGGTCCTATTGAGGTAGATATTAAGTATAAGGCAGGTGCTGAAAAACGTATTAAGCAACGTGCTAAAGAAGCTAAACAAGAAAAGAAAATAGCACGTCAAATAAATAAAATAAATAATAGAAATAAATAATATGGCACAACAAACAGCAGTAGAATGGTTATAGAATGAATTAGCAGATAAAGGTTATTTTAAAAAGTTACCAATATCTGAAATTAAACAAGCCAAACAAATGGAGAAGGAGCAGATGATAGAATTTTATAAATGGATGAAAGAAAATGATACTGAGGAAAATGCTGAAAAATACTTTCACTATAGTGATAAAGATATGTTAAACGAATTTAAATAAAATAAATGAAAATAGGATTAGCTGGTACAATGAGTGTAGGTAAAACTACATTAGCTAAAGCATTAGGTGAAACTAATCGTTTTAAAGATCATAATGTGCAAACTGAACGCAGTAAATATTTGCGTGATTTAGGTATTCCATTAAATACTGATTCAACATTAAAAGGTCAGTTTATGTTTTTAGCTGAGCGTGTTAGTGAATTATTTTATAATAATATTATTACAGATCGTACAATTTGGGATGTAGCTGCATTTACTTTATCAGCAAAATCAATAAAAGATTGGGAAAAGCGTGATTTTGTATCAGCAGCTATGCATCTTCGTGAACAATATAATGTGGTTATTTATGTATCTCCTGATGGAGTTAATGTAGAAGATAATGGGATTCGTGAAACTGATGTAAAATATCGTAAAAAAATTGATACTGTTATTAAAATGTTATTAGAAGAGTATAAACCTATTAAATTAATTACTGTTAGTGGTACAACTGAGCAACGTATTGCTACAATTTTACAAAACATTTAATATTTATATACACAATACCAACAAAATGAAAAGATCCGAATTAAAAGAAATGATCCGTACCGCTATTGCGGAGGCTATAAATGAAGATGCTGCTGCTGATCAAGCAGCTAAACAAGCTGAAAAAGCAGCTATTGATAAAAAAATTATAGCATTACAAAAAACTAAAGCAGAATTAGACAAGAAAACTTCACCATTAGCTGAAGAAAACGAATTAGATGAAATGGCTAACGTAGCTGTACGCTACGAATTAGCACCTAATGCATCTGCTGCTAATTTTACAGGTAAAAAAGCTAGAATTATTGCCACTATGCAAGCTACAGAAGAACCAATGTCTAAAATAGATGTAGCTAGCGCTTTAGGATATGATAAACAAAATCCTATTAATGCTGATTTTATGTCGCTAGTAGCTAATGGCACAATTATACTTTCAGGTACCCAAACAGCCCCTCGTTTAAATCGTCCTGCAGCTACTGAACCAGAAGCTAGTGAAGAAGAAACGGGCGATGAAAATATCGTTGCTAGAGATTTAAGTGATGAAGAAATTGATGCTACATTTGCTAAAGCAATGAAATCAGGTGAAGAAGAGCCTGAAGCAGATGAAATTGAAAAATTAAATGTAAGTGCTGCTCCAATGTCAGATAAAGATTACGATGCATTTATGAAATATACTGATCTTGAAGGTAGTTTAGCTAAAGTAAAAAGTGATATTTTAAAAATTAAACGTACAAAAGGTATAGTAGGTGATATAGCTGATCAACCATCAAATGATTTAGAAAATTTACGTGGATTAAAAGCTAGAATACAAGCTAAAATGAATGATTTATTAGCTAGTTCTGAATATCTTAAAAAACGCCAAGCAAAAATCACTAATAAACCAATTACACAGGAACCTAAAGTAGATGACGAAGAAGAACAATTAGATGAATGGGTAAAAGGTAGAATGCAATATTACGCTGGTATTAAAAAATAAAAAATATGAGTCAAGTTAAAGATATAGCTAAAGAAAATAAAAAAACAATATGGTTAGTCTTATTATTACTTTTAGGATTTTTTATTTATGGTAGTTTTTCAAACAACTATCACAAAGCAAAAATTAAAGAGTTAAAAAAAGAAATTGCTGTAGTACAAGATCAATTTGAAGAGGCTGTTGAAGAAAAAGAGCGTTTTAGAGATTCATCTATGGCTTATGAGTTTTTAGCTGAACAGGCTAGAAATAGGGCTGATGCTTTTAAAGCTAAAGCTGCTAAAGAACGTAAAGCGAAAGAAGAAGCATTAGCTACTCTTCGTAACTTACCAAAAGATGTTATTGATACTTTCTTTATTACTCGTTATGCCCAAGTATCTAAATCAGATATTAGTTTAGAAATTGACAAAAATATTGGTAACGAAATTATAATTGAATTAATTGAAAAAGATCATTTAGTAGGTGAATTAGCTACTGCTGAAACTTTAAATAATACATTAAGTACTCAAGTTAAATCATTAGAAAGCTCACTTATGTTTTCTAAAGTAGCATTAGTAAGAGCTGATTCAGTAATTGCTTTTAAATCAAAGCAATTTGAAATGCAACAGCAAGCAAGTGATTTTCTTAAACAAGATCTTAAAACCGCTAAAAATAAAGCCTTTTGGAATAAATGGAAAGGCGTTGGTGTAGGTATTGCCGCCGGTGTAGTAGTTGGTTTATTAGTTAAATAATTTTTCCTTGCATACCCATGACTAGCCTGTTCGTTAAGGACAGGCTTTTTTCGTATATTTATATATATGAATCAACAAGCCCAAATTAAAGAAATAATCAAGGCTGAGTATATTAAATGCGCTACGGATCCTGTACATTTCTTTAGAAAATATTGTTATATCCAACATCCACTTAAAGGAAGAATATCATTCCATTTATATTCTTTTCAGGAAGATGTATTAAATGAATTTAGAAATAATCGCTTTTCCATTGTAAATAAATCACGCCAGTTAGGTATATCAACCCTAGTAGCAGGATATTCTTTATGGTTAATGTTATTTAATAAAGATAAAACTGTGTTGTGTATAGCTACTAAACAAGAAACCGCTCGTGGAATGGTTGAAAAGGTACAGTTTATGTTTGATAACTTACCTGCTTGGCTAAAAGGTAATCAAAAACCTTTAGCTAATAATAAATTATCATTCCAATTAGCCAATAACTCTAGAATAATAGCTACTTCAGCTGCATCAGATGCAGGTCGATCTTACTCAGTATCACTATTATTAGTAGACGAGGCTGCATTTATTGAAGGTATTGATAAAATTTATACAAGTATTAAACCTACAATTGCAACAGGTGGAGAAATTATAGTATTATCATCTCCAAATGGTATTGGAAATTGGTTTCATAAGACATATGCCGATGCTGAAATTGGTAAAAATGATTTTAAGGCAATTAAATTACCTTGGAATTTACATCCTGAAAGAAACGAACAGTGGGAACAAACAGAAAGAACAAATATGTCACCACGTGAATTTGCCCAAGAATATGATTGTGACTTTTTAGGATCAGGTAATTCAGTTGTTGAACCTAATTTATTATCATTCTATGAACAAACATACCTCCAGGAACCTATTGAACGCCGCTTTATGGGTGGCGACTTTTGGATATTTCAGTATCCTGATTATACTAAGTCTTATATTATTAGTGCTGACGTTGCTCGCGGTGATGGTTCAGACTACTCTGCGTTTCACGTTATTGACGCTACAACGTGTGAACAAGTGGCTGAGTATAAATCGCAAGTTGATACTAGAACCTTTAGTAATATGCTTGTTTCTGTTGCTACTGAATATAACAATGCTTTACTTGTGGTTGAAAACGCAAACGTGGGTTGGGATGTTGTTAACACGATAATTGAAAAGGGATATCAAAACATGTATTATTCACCTCGTGCATATGGTGAAATGCAAATAGATAAATGGTTAACTAAAATGGAATCTGATCAAAAAGTTCCTGGTTTTACTACATCAACTAAAACAAGACCACTTGTTATCTCTAAAATGGAGTCATATATTCGAGAGAAGGCCTTTATCTTTAGGTCAAAACGCTTATTAGAAGAACTAAGAGTGTTTATTTGGCAAAATGGTAAAGCACAAGCTCAGCAAGGTTATAATGATGATTTAGTAATGGCATTAGGTATTGGGTTATTTATTAGAGACACAGCGATGCGTTTCTTTGAACAAGGAATGGACTTAAATAAAGCAATGATATCTAATATAACTAAAACAGGATATAACACAAACATATCTACATTACCTAATGGACAACAGAATCCGTATTTAGTAAATAACGGACGTGGTCAATTCGAAGATATAACCTGGCTTTTTTAACAGATACAGAACAACAAAAACAATGCTTTCATTATACTAATTTACAACCATTATTCAAAACTACAGAAATAGCTGAATCATTTGGGTATTGTGAAATAGATAATCGAAACAAAACAAATAAATATTTATTGGTATAATTAAAACAAAAGAATGGCAGATCAAAAACCAGGTTTGTTTACTAGGCTAACTCGTCTGTTTTCAACCGATGTTATCATCCGCAACGTGGGTGGTAATCAGTTGAAAGTAGTAGACGTAGATAATATGCAAGCCTATGGTAACATAAAAACAAACGCCTTAATAGATAGATTTACAAAGTTACATCGTTACGGTGCTAATATGCCGTATAACCCAACAATGAACTACCAAACACTTCGTATTCAGTTATATACTGACTATGAAGCAATGGATACAGAATCAATCATATCATCAGCATTAGATATTATTGCTGATGAATCTACTTTAAAAAATGAGGCTGGAGAGGTATTACAGATTAGAAGTGCTGACGAAAATATTCAACGCATCCTTTATAATTTATTTTACGATGTATTAAACATCGAATTTAATTTATGGATGTGGATTAGAAATATGTGTAAATATGGTGATTGGTATTTGCATATGGAAATTGCTGAAAAGTTTGGTGTATATAATGTAACACCACTTTCAGTATACGACATGGTTCGTGAAGAGGGTATGAATCCTCAAAATCCATCTTATGTGTGTTTCCGTATTGATCCAATGGTGATTGCTGCTGGTGGTATTATATCACGTGTTAAAGATAGAGATGGTAAAATTAAATTTGAAAACTACGAAGTGGCTCACTTTAGACTGTTAACTGATGCTAACTATTTGCCTTATGGTAGATCGTATATTGAGCCTGCTCGTAAAACTTATAAGCAATATGTGTTGATGAAGGATGCAATGTTATTGCACCGCATCACACGTGCCCCAGAAAAACGTGTATTCAGTGTAAATGTTGGTAACATTCCTCCACATGAAGTAGATGCTTACATGCAGAAGATAATGCAAAAAATGAAGAAAACACCTTACATTGATCAACAAACGGGTGAATATAATTTACGCTATAACTTAATGAATATGATGGAGGATTTTTATCTTCCAACTCGTGGTAATGATTCAGCAACTAAGATCGATACTATCAAAGGTCTTGAATATAACGCTATTGAAGACGTAGTATTCCTACGTGATGAGATGTTAGCTGCTCTTAAGGTACCTAAAGCATTCTTTGGATTTGAGAAAGATTTGCAAGGTAAAGCTACATTAGCTGCCGAAGATATTCGCTTTGCTCGTACAGTTGAACGTATCCAACGTATTACTTTATCTGAATTGTATAAGATTGCATTAGTACATTTATACACTCAAGGATATGATGGTGAGGAATTAACTAACTTTGAATTACAATTAACTACTCCATCCATTATTTACGAACAAGAGAAAGTAGCATTATGGAAAGAAAAAGTTGATCTAGCTAAATCAATTCAAGACACAAATTTATTACCTTCAAATTGGATTTACCATCAAGTGTTCCAATTTAGCGAAGATCAATATGATGAATACCGTGATTTAGTAATTGAAGATAAAAAACGTGTATTCCGTCTTGCTCAAATCGAAAATGAAGGTAATGACCCAGCTAAAACTGGTAAATCATACGGTACTCCACATGATTTAGCTTCATTATATGGTAAAGGCAGAACAGGAATGGATAAAGATGGCTCTGTTCCTCCAGGATATGACGAAAAACGTGATGTAGGTCGTCCTAAAGAAAAAACCTCTATTGTTAATACACAAAAAGATCCATTAGGTAAGGATAGATTAGGTGCTGGTGAAAACGGTACATTATATACCGCTAATCAATCTGAAGAGGGTAGTGGTACTTCTAAGGCAGTGTTTGAATATCATAAACAAAAAGGATTGTTTGAAGGATTTAACATAGCTCGTAAAGAGCTTATAGTAGGGCCCGATCAAGAACCGTCATTGTTAGACGAGAAAAACATCAAGGATATACAGTAAACACATATTTATAGATAGTGCATACTATTAATTATGAAAATTAAGCATAGCAAATTTAAAAATACTGGTATCCTATTCGAGTTGCTTGTTAGGCAAATCGCATCTGATACTGTATCAAATAAAGATTCTGCTGCTATTGGGTTAGTTAGAAAATACTTTGGCAAATCCGAATTAGCCAAGGAATATAAATTGTACCAAGCATTGATTCAGCCTAAATCATTAACTGAGGCTAAAGCCGAAACGTTTATTAACGCAACGCTTGAGGCTTCTTTGCGTTTAAACAAAACTGCTTTACGCAAAGAAAAATATAATTTAATTAAGGATATTCGTGAAACTTACGATTTAGAAGAATTTTTTAAGGCTAAAATCAACAATTATAAGCAATACGCTGCTGTATATAATTTAGTTGAGACACACAATTCACTTGAATTTATTGAACCACAACAAATCATTGATAATAAAATTACTTTATTAGAGCATATTACACGTAAAGAGGTAAATAAAGAAGGTGTTAAAGATCGCGTGTTAGAAGAGTTTGCTAAAATGGATAAAGGATCTCGTATCTTAGCTTATCGCATGTTGTTAGAGAAATTCAATAGCAAATATGCTACTTTATCAGATCGCCAAAAACTAATATTAAAAGAATTTATTAATAATATTACCAACACAACTAAATTACGTGAATTTGTTAATAATAATTTCAAAGCCATTATTAAAGAAATTAACACTTTAATTCCTACAGTAGTTGATAAAACCACTCAGATTAAATTAACTGAGGTAGTTACGTTGTTACAGCCTCTAGATAAAACACAAAATGTAAAAGACGAAAACATCATTTCGTTGTTACAATATTATCAATTAATTAACGAATTAAAATCCGTAAAATAATGAAACTTTCTGAACTTAGAGAATTTGTACGCTCTATAATTAAAGAAGAAGCTTTTGGGTCTAACAAAGCTATTCCTTTATCTCAAATTCCTGATGCTGCTGCTAAAGCAGCTCTTGATGGAGGTTATAAAGATAATAATTCTGAAGATGATGTTGCAAAATCAAGTGAAGATCCTGTAGATGTTGCTGTTGGTAGTTTAAAA